TCAATCCCGACAACATTCGCACGATGGACAAGGTGCTGGCCGACTTAAACGCCAGCCGCGCGGACACCGGCAAGGTAATGGATGCAGTGCAGCAGCTCCGCGGCATCAAGACGGGCAAGAAGGGATTCATCGCGCACCTGCTCGGCATCGGCGACGTGCCGACCATTGATGCGGTCGAGATCAACTTCTGGCTGACCGGCAAGGCCGACATCGGCAAGCTAAATACGCGCAAGGCAACGCTGGCGCGCAGCGTCAAGGAGTCAATAAGCGACCGGCGCGTTAGCCAAGAGATGTTCCGGCGCATTGACCAACGGATCAACGCTTTGCGGGATGAGGTTCCGGGCGGGGCAAATATTAGCCCAGAAGTCTGGTCGCACGTCATGCACCACTGGCTGTGGGATAAGTCGAAGGGTATTGAGACAACGCATGAAGGCATGTATCGGGCGCAGGCGCAATTCATGCCTGACAGCGTTGTCCGCGATGAAGGCGGAACCGTGTGGCGAGAACTGCAGGACGCGCCGATTGTTTCGCTTAAAGACTTTGAGGGTCGCCCGGTCTTCGCGGCATTTGCCGACCTAACGAGCGCCGGCAAGATTTACCGCGGTATTGACTCAAGCGAGATTGCAGTTCCAGTGGAGACGCACGGCGGTCCTGAGTGGCCACTGATACAAGACGAGCTAGTTGGAGAAGAAACAAACGTGTGGTCCAACCAGGGCGCTGGCGTTACCGGAGCCAAAGCAAAGAGAGCGGAGCAGGGCGCAATCATGCTGATCGCCGCAATGGACAAGAATGCACACGTCAGTAACACCGAGACTGCAACTGCGGTTATTGCGACAAATGCCGCCTACGCCCGCGACGGACGCATCGTGCCAGAAAACTTGGCGGCCTTGGATGATTCAATTCGCATCGAGATCCCCGATTTTCCAGGAATTGAGTCGCCGAACATCATGGAGTACGTCAACAAGCTCCCGTTTCAGGGCAAAAAGAGCCGCGCGCGCATCGCAAAGATCCTTGAGTCGAAAGAGTCGCAGGATCTTGGCGCCCCAAACGTGCAGAGGATCTTGGACGAAATGCGCTCCGACCAATATGATGGATTGCGCATAGGCGATATAGTCATGGCCATTGAGCTAACTCCCGGGGCGCCGGCTGTGAAATTGGGAGAGCAAGGAACGATGGTGCATCCGTCCTACCAATATGCCCTGCGCGGACGAGTAATCGGACGATTTGCCAGACCGATCAATATCGTCTCTGTTTTTGACGACTTCTATGCGAAACGTCGCGCCGAAGGAAAGCCTCAGCTCGGAGACCGTAGAGCATTTGACTTGGCAAAGCCGGTGCAAGTCATAACTCCTGCGATCGCCGCTCGCGTCCCGGGAACTCCATACAACTCGTTCCGGTCGCCTCGCCACGCGCAGATAATCAAGATGGCATTGGATGACAGGTGGCGCTCTAGCGCTGACGCTGTCGGCAAGGGCGGCGTTTCTCCCGCGGCATTTGTTGATGCCCTCAATGCATCGCCAGCCAAGTTGGCGCTTGATCGCTACACGCAGGATAGCCTCAAGGCCAAGATTAAGGCCGGCGAGATGTCGATATACCAGCTCGGCGACGCCCAGGTATTCTTTGGAATTAAGCAGGGCGACCCAGCGTCTTCCTACGGACAAGACCCCACGGCCTTTGGATTCGGCCCTAACGAGAAGACGCTGTCGCTGGTGCTTAACAACGAGCGCAAGACGGGCGGAATGGCGGACGCCATCGTAATGAAGTCGCTGCAGCTCGGCGTAACAGCGCTGGACTGCTTTGCGGTTAAGTCGAAAAAGAATCCGACCGGCATGCTGCCAGAACTTTACGAAAACTATGGTTTTGAGCGTGCCGGGACGATCCCGTTTGACCCGCAATATTACAGCAAAACAGAGCTTGCAGATTTGAAGAAATACTGGAAATCTACTGGGTGGGACGACAGTCTCGGCCTGCCAGAGATTGTCCTCATGAAATGGAAGGGAAACAATGAACTCAGAACAAAAAGCCTACGAGAATTTGCAGAAGAAAATTCAGCAAGTATTCAAGAAGCAGTTGGCGGACGAGAGCTATACACCGACACAAGAAAACTTGCTCAACGTAATGCTGGCAAAGGCGGTAAAGCGCAGCGGCGGGCCGGACAAGGTGACGCTAGATCAGGTGCAGGGAATCAAGGAGATGCTGGAAGAGGAGTTCAGCTTAGCCGCGGCTTCCTAGGCGCCTACGACGAGCTGCTTTCGCTGTCGCCCGCGGAATTGCGCAACCTCGGAATTCAATAGCTCATCTGGCACGTCCAGAAAGAGACTAAGGGTCAGCTACGGCTGGCCCTTTCTTTTTTGCTTGGCGGGTGGGCGGTCGGGCTTACTTTTGGGCGATATGAGAACGATTGCTGGGGCGTGGTTGTTGAGTGTCATGCTGGCGGCGGCGGGCTGGGCGACGGGGGAGCATGATGTCTTCGTCACGCTGGAGCGGGCGGATTCGCTGCACGGGCCTTGGGTGCCGGTGGCCGTGGAGGGCGCGATGCTGCACGGCGGGCGGATCAATGCGGGCCGGGTGCAGGGCGACCAAGGCTTTTACCGGATGCAGGGCGAGCTGGTGCCGGTGGCTACGCCTACGCCGTCACCGACCCCGACGCCGGCGCCAACGATCGATGCGGTGAGCGTGCCGGGCGGGACGCAGTCGGCGTGGTTTGGCACGGCGTGGATGGAGGGGTTTGCCATCGGGCGCTATGAGGTGACGGGCGCGCTGTGGGCGCGGGTGCGGGAGTGGGCGGTGACGCGGGGCTATGACTTGGCGGGGCGCGGGACGTGGGCGGGTGAGGATTTTCCGGTGGGATCGGTGAGCTGGTACGATGCGGTGAAGTGGTGCAATGCGCTGTCGGAGTGGCAGGGGCTGGCGCCGGTGTATCTGGTGGGCGGCGCGGTGTATCGCAGCGGCACTTCGGACGCGGTGACGGTGGCGGGCGGGAATGGGTGGCGGTTGCCTACGGAGCGGGAGTGGGAATGGGCGGCGCGCGGGGCGACCTCGAGCGGAGGATTCACTTACGCGGGGAGCAATACGGTGGGCGCGGTGGCGTGGTATTCGGTGAATGCGGGGTCGGCGCAACGAGTGGGCACGAAGCTGGGCAATGAGCTGGGCACCTATGACATGAGCGGGAATGTGGCCGAGTGGTGCTTCGACATTGCCACGGTGGGCATGACGCCGCGGAGATTCCGCGGGGGCGCCTATGCGATCGCGGGCGAACTGGCGGTGCGCTCGACGCGGCGCGGGGAGCAGCCGCCGGGCGCGGTGAATGCGTGGATGGGGCTGCGGCTGGCGCGGACGCCGTAGGGCGCGCGCCAGACTGCGCGGCAGAGTGGTAATCGGACAGAGGAAGACAGGGCATTACGAATGCGCTGCTCTACCAGCTGAGCTACTTCGGCGATGGTCGTTTTCTCTGTAGAAATTGAAACTGAATGTATCGGTTTGCATCTGGTTTGCCTTATTTTTTGGCAGAGAAAGTGGCAAGGTTCTGCCGGACTTTTGGCAGGGTGATTTGACAGCGGAGTCTGGCAGCGTTACCCCTGCGGCATGGACACACACAAAGTCACGGCGTCCGGTCTGACCGGCAAACTGTATCTGCCCACTGACTCGCCGCGGTGGCAGTTGGACTTTCGTCATCCACACACTCGGAAGCGGCTGCGGATTTCGACGGGGCTGCGTGACCTGACTATGGCCAAGGAGAAGGCAAAGGGCATTCTCACCGACTCGGGGCGCGAGGGGCTGGTGGCCTTGCAGGCGCATGCCATGCGGACGACGGCGCGGTCGGTTGGTGAGGCGGTGGATCATTATTTGAAGGTGAGCAAGTTGCCGACCAAGCAGGCGAATGTCAACCGGCTGCTGCGGTTTTTGCGGGCGGTTGTGGGCGGGACCAATGAGCAGCTCCGGGCGCTGCCGCTCACGGCGGTCTCGCCGGCTAATGTGGCGAAGTATCAGCGCGAGTTTGAGGGCAGCGTCTATACCGTCCGCGGGACGCTGGCGGGTGCGCGGTCGGTCTTTTGTCATCCGCTGGAGTGGCAGGATTTTGCGCTGCCGGATTGCATCCAGAAGTTTGCTGCCGCTTCGGTCGGCATGCGGGCGCCGGCGGTGACGTTTGAACGCATCGCGCCGGCGGTCCTCGAGGCGATGGATGCGGCGAGTAAGCAGCGCGGCGGTGGGATACGAAGGGCTTTCTTGCTGACGCGCTACTTGGGGCTGACGCCGAAGGAGGTTGCGGCCTGCCGGCGGACTTGGATCGAGGAGCGCAATGACAAGTTCGTGCTGGTCATCATTGAGCGCGAGGGGCTGACGCTGAAGACTGGAGCCAAGCGAGGGCGCGCGTTGTCACTCCCGGAGTGGATGGCGCGGGAGCTGCTCGCCGCGGAGGATTGTATGGTGGAGGGTAAAACGCCTGGGCGGCGGAAATTTTTCGTGGAGCGGATCTTCAATGCGTTCGTGCGGGAGTTCATTCCCGAGCGCGCGGCGGCGGCTTACGAGCTGCGCAAGCAGGCGGGCAGCGATATGCTGAATGCGACCGGGAAGATCTCGCTGGTGCAGCACATGCTGGGGCACACGGAGCCTTCAACGACGGCTCGGTGGTATGCGGTGTACGACCGCGAGGTGGACGTGGCGTCTGTTTGGGATCAGCAGTAGGCGGCTTCCCTGCGGAGAATGTGCTGCTCAATCCCCGCAACCTCCTCGGCGAATGGCAGCACATCGAGGTCAGCGCAGGCATTGCGCACACATCCATCGCTAAGGCACTGGCGGCGCATCATGGCGAACAGCTCGGGGCTGTCGAAGCGGCGGCCGGCGAGGCGTAGGCCAGACCATGGGAACGTGCCGGTGGCGAAGTAGTCGTGGCGGGTCATTGCTCCTCCAAGATCAGCTCGCGTTTCACTTTGCCGCGGAAGACGCGGACGCACTTGGTTTCGTAGATGTAGAACTCCCACGGCGCCGCGATCTCGTCATCTTCGTCGGTGGCGTAGGTGTAGCTTTTCTCGCGGCAATAAGCCTCAGCCTCGGCGAGCGTGGCGAATGATTCGTCGTGCTCCCACTGGCCGTGGTCTTCAACCGAGTAATACACTTGGAACTCGGTGACGTTGAGGTCGGTATTATCGCAAGCTGGCTTGCGCTTGGTGCATTTGGTTTTGGATTTCATGTGGTGTGTTTGTGTTTGGGTTGGGTGAAAGTTTCAAGGGTTAACGGCAAGCGGTTGCGGCGGCTTCGGCTGCGTGGCGCTGTACCAGTGCGTGTACCCAGGCACGCGCAGCAGGACGCGGGACGGAACCCGGTAGCCGCTTGGGTAGACCATCTCCTCAAAGGCTACGGAGTCGTGCGGCACCACGGCGCGGATGATGGAGTCCTGCTTCCATTTGCCGAACTGGTCGGCGACCAGTTTGACCGTGACCGGCGAGGTGCCGATGTATTCGGCGTTGAGGTAGACGAGCGCGCCGGGTGGCAGCGTGGCGACCTGCACGGTGACGACCGGCTCGGCGGTGCGGTAGCGGTCGGGCACTGGATCGGTTGCGCAGCCGGCGAGCAGCATGGCGAGAATGGCGAGCGATCTCACTGGGCGACCTCCAAGGGTAGCGAAAGCTGCGGGTCGGCGGCTTCCTTACGCGCAAGTTGCACCATGTGGGCGTGCGTGATGATCAGCTCGGTGAGCTTGAGCGCGGCGCCGACATCGTAGTCGTGGTCCGCGTTGAATGTGGCGGCGGATTGGGCGATGGCGTGGATGTTCATGGCTTAATCGACAACAATCTCGTTGCCATCATTGTCCCAAACGCGACCATTGAAGCTGACGCGACCAACTTTCTTGCGACCCTCATAGATGTTGCCGCCAGTCCAGTTGCCGCCACCAAGTTGGTTGCGGCGAATGAATGCGCTGCAAGTCTTGGATGCTTCAGCAAAACTGCCAACAGGCACGTTTTGCGTCTTGCCGCTCTCCTCTGGCTCGTTCCAGTAGCCTCCGTTGATGTCTGGATTGCTGCGGTGCGATAGTTTGACGATTAGGTTTTTCATGTGGTGTTAGATGCTGGTGGCATCTGTTGGCAATCTACAGCATCTGTAGGCATCTGCAAGCATTATTTGCAATATTTTGCAAAATAGTTACTTCCCTCTGTAAATCAGCGGGTTACTTGAGGGCTTTTTCCAGCTTGGCGGCCATCCCGCCGACGTTGCGCAGGATCATCGACCGGAACTGCTCGGTCATGGGGCCACCGAAGGCTTCCTCCAGCTCCATGTAGAACTCGAGGGCTACGCCGGTGTATTTGGCCGCGGTGAGATGCGCCGCCGGCGCCCTCCGCTGCAGCCGGGCGTGTGCCTGGTCGCTGATGTTGGCAAAGACCGACCTGCGTGAGCCGACAAGTCGTTTTGCTGTGGGTGTGGTGTTCATAGCGCAAACAGACTCCAACGGATGCCTACAATTGTCAATTGGGGTGAATTCCCCATGGCGGAAAAATAATGCTTGCACCTGTTGGCATGTGTAGGCATCTTTAGCGAAATCGATGCGCGCCCACCACGACATCGCCCTCGCCTGCCCTGCGCAATGTCGTGCCCTGCGTGCCTACACATGCCTACAGATTTTATGACAGACACACCACAACTGCTCACGATCCGCGATGCGGCCAATGCCCTGCGCGTGAGCTACGCCACGGCCCGCAAATGGGTCATCGACGGCCGGCTGCCGAGCATTGCCTTTGGGCAACGCACGCGCCGGGTTCCTGCACAGCAACTCGCCAAGTTCATCTCGGCGAACACGACGGGAGGAAACTAAATGAGCGCGCTCGAAGTTCTCTCCTACCTGACGGACACCACGTTCACCACGGTTGTCTTGCTGACCATCGGCACGTTCGCTGCGTTGCAGTTCATTAACCGGATCGGAGGCGCGCGATGATCGACCTCAACATCGACCGTCCGTATCACCCGGAAGCGCTGTGCGAATGCGGAGATGCCGAATGCCTCGGACCCGCGGATGCCGTCATTCCGGTGGTTGAAGCGCTGGCTGCCACGCTGCCGCAGTTGCAGTCGCCGATGCTCAAGCTGATCAAGGAGCGCAACGAGGCGCGCCGCCTGTGCGAACTCCTCGCCGGCTCCTTCCCCGACATCGCCACGCTAACCAACAGCAAGGCCATCGATGCGGCCAATGCCGAGATGCACCAGGCGCTGTGGGCGTATTGCAAGACCAAGAAGGACTGGGACAAGCGCAGCTACCAACTCGGAGATGCGGAATGAGCCAGCCAGCCCGCATCCCGAATCGCTTTGCCATGGAGCGCACCGGCGCCAAGCGCAAGGTCACCAAGAACGCGCTGATGGATCGCCCAGCTACGCGCAAAGACTCCGGCACCAAGGACACCGCTTTCCGCGGGCGCCGCAAGGCCAAGCGGGTGCGTGCGCGCAAGGCGCAGCGTCAAGCGAGGAGGGTGCAACGATGAGCTACGAACTCGGAGACCCGGACGACCGTTGCTGCGATGAGGGCCGCGAGGCGGACATCGAGGAGCGTGACGCGGAGGACTGCAGCAAGGCTTACGGCGTGCCGCATGATCCCTACGCGCATCGCACGCCGGAGGAAGATGCCGAGTGGGAAGCGGATAAGCGCGCGGAATACGAGGCGGATCGGATCTGCGGGCATCACTGGGGGAATCGGTAGCCATGAGAGTCCTCGTTGCCTGCGAGTTTTCCGGCGTCGTCCGCGAAGCGTTTGCGTCCCGCGGCCATGATGCTTGGAGCTGTGACTTGTTGCCGGCCGCCGACGACGCCCGGCAGCACATTCAAAAAGACATTGAGAGCGTGCTGCGCGCCTCAATCGACTGGGACATTATCATCGCCCATCCTCCCTGCACTTACCTGTGCTCGTCTGGCCTGCACTGGAACAAGCGCGACCCAGGGCGCCAAGAAAAGACCGAGGCAGCGCTGGCGCTGGTCCAGTGGTTCCTCGAGCTGCCCATCGAGCGCATTGCTGTTGAGAACCCGGTTGGCTGCATCTCAACGCGTATACGCAAGCCGGACCAAATCATCCACCCACACCAATTCGGCCACGACGCCAGCAAGGCGACCTGCCTGTGGCTGAAAAATCTACCGGCGCTAAAGCCAACGCAATCGGTCGAGCCGCGCATCGTCAACGGCCTGCCGCGGTGGAGCAACCAGACCGACAGCGGCCAGAACAAGCTGCCACCCTCGGAGAATCGCTGGGCCGAGCGAAGCAAGACTTACCAAGGCATCGCCGATGCGATGGCCGAGCAATGGGGAGCGCTGAACTAGCCATGACCACCCACGACATCGACCTCGTCACCCAATGGCTCGCCGCGCGGGACAACGAGAAGACCGGCGCCAAGGTGTATCACGGCGACCGGCCGTGTTTGCCGGCGGCTGCCATGTTGGCGGTGGCTGAGAGGATCTGGAGGAAGCGCTCGAGGTGATGACCTTCAAGCAGTGGCGAGCGTGCGGACGGAAGCGGCGTTTTCACACTGCGGCACAGGCGCGTCGCTGTCAGCCGATGATGACCGTCTACGAGTGCAAATATTGCGGCCGCTACCACCTGACCAAGGGAATCGACTGGTGGGCCAAGCACATCCTGCAGCGGAGGCTTGCGGCTTGAAGACGGCGCCCCTGCTTTGCGCTTGGCCGGTCGCCCACAACGAGTGGCGCGTCCAGTCACGCATCGGTGCGGCGTCCAAATACCTGCGCTCCGGGTTGAAGCTTACGCGCTGCGCCTGGGCAATTTGTGGCGGGCATCTGGTCATCTTCAAGGTCATCGGCGGCAAGGCTGACGCTCAGAGGGTGATGGCGAATGTGACCCGCTATCTGAGGGAGAATTTTACAGAGAGGGCAATTCACGAAATGCCCCGCAGAGGCGTTTTGATTTCCTGACTATGGCAAGACCGCGGACGACATCTAAACCACGCAATTCGACCAACCGAAAGAAGGTCGAAGTGATCACCACCGAAGACGGCCGCGAGATCGTCAAGGTGCAGGGCACGACCGGCATGGAAGTGCCCGAGGCCAAGGTTGAGAAGATTATGGCGGCCCACGTTGCCGGCGTTCCTGTCACTCAGATCTGCCGAGCCTATAACTGCAGCTACCACACCGTGGTTGCCTTGGTGCGAAACCGCCCGGAGATGCTCGAGAAGGCACGACAGATCGCGGCGAACAACTGGAAGACTTTGGCAGCGATCGGCACGGCGGAACTATTTGAGCGCCTGCCGGATATGAAAGACCAAGCCCTCAGTGTGCTGTCTGCAATCGCAAGCGAGAAGATGGAGTTGCTATCGGGCAACCCCACGCAGCGTGTCGAGCATGTGATGGCGCCTGCGGCTGATGCTTGGCAGGACTTTGTGTCAGGGCTGAGGAGCGCGCAGGTGATCGATGTGACTGCGGAACGGGTGGATTTACCGGTCGGCTCAGAAGGACGCGAGGCGCAAAAGGCCGCTGCTCTGCCGGCTGCTGCTATTGAGATTGAGACTGGCTCTACAGAGGAAAGCGAGAGATGAGCCGCAAACCGACCAAGTCGTTAATGCGACAACAGAGTAGAGCTGCTGCACATGAGAGTTATTGTATGTGGTTATATGGGGGCGGGCGGGGTCTGTCGTTATCAATGTCACATAACCCCCGCACCGATAGCGACTTACGAAATTTTCACTAAAACACTATGACAATCATCGCAGAAGATTCCCCGCAATACCTCTTTGATGTCAAGGAGATATGCGAATTGCCAGAGCTGCAGGAGCGTCAAATAGACGTTGGAGTCCTTGCTGAGTCGAAGTTGGCTACAGAGGCTATTAGCCGTGGATATGTTGCGTGGTGGCCAATGGGACACGCGCAGAAAGCTGACGTGTGTCTTTGGAAGCCACCGAGCCGCCCGGTGACCGTGCAGGTGAAAAATGCACAGTGGAAAGGGCACAAGGAGCGTGGCTACTGGCAGTGCTACGTTGCATCAAAGCGCGGAGGAGCGGCCAACCTCAGGGGCGGTGATGCATACCGCAAGTATGCGGCTGGAGATTTTGATGTTTTGGCAATGTATGTGCCCACGGCCAACGCCTTCAAGTTTTGGCGTCTTACAGACATTTCTGGACAGCTTTGCTTGTCCATCACCGACCTCTCAACCCTCAACAACTGGCACGTCATCGAAGACGCGCTCAAAGCCTAATTTATGATCAAAGACATCCTCACCAAAGCAAAGTCAGCAATCAGCCAACCCATCAGTCAACCCGCCCAGGTTGTCGCCGCGGAACCCGCCAAGCCAGCGCCCAAAGCCGAAATTCCCTCGCCCGCCAAGGCGCTTACCCCCAAGGAGCAGGCCGAAGAGACCGCCAAGCAGGTGGGCTACAATTCCGGCGATGAGGTCGGCGCCGTGATCTGCCGCCATCAGCCTGCCCGCCACCCTCACCTCCTGTTCGTCGAGGTGCCAGACTGGTCGGTCCCGGTGCGCTGCTGGGTAAAGGACGCCGCTAGCTGGATGCCGGCCAACCCGCCGTACAACCGCCTCAAGGCGCGCTACACCGGCATGGCCTCGGTCGAGGGCGATCTGATCTTTGAAAGCAGCGATGTCAGCCGCAAATCCCGCCTCCTCAAAGCCCGATGAGTGTAGCCGCTACCAACTACGTCTGGACGCAGTCGCCCGCGGAAGGCGCCGACCGGCTTGTCCTACTGGCTCTGGCGGATTTCGCCGATGAGGCGGGCAACTGCTTCGGTTCATGGGGCAAGCTCGAGGAGAAGACCCGGCTGGCCCGCCGCACAGTTGCCGACTGCCTGCGCCGCCTGCAGGAGTCCGGCGAGCTGGTGCTGGTGACCAAGGGCAGCCGGAAGGTTGCCGGCAGCGGTTTGCAGGCCAGCATCTGGACCATCCCCGGTGTGGCCAAGATGGGTGCAGGAAATGCACCTAAGTCTGGGAGATGGGTGCAGGAAATGCACCTAAGTGGTGCAAATGCTGCACCCAAGTGGTGCAATCCCTGCACCCCAACAATAGATAACGATAAGAAACGAAATAATAGCGCTGACGCGCCCGCTCCGGCGATTCCATCGCCTTCGCCACCTTCTTCGGAAAAGGAAGCCCCGAAACCCAAACGCGCCACCGCTCCCAAATTCGACCCAGCATCCTTGCCCCTGCCTCACGGCCCCGGGTTCGCTGCGGTCTGGGTTGATCTGATTGAGCACAAGCGCCAGAAGCGATCGCCCCTCACTGAGATTGGCGCCCGCCGACTCCTCAAGCAATTAGCCGAGTTCAACGAGCGCGATGCGGTTGAAAAGATGGAGCGCGCCATCGTCAACAACTACTCCGGCGTCGTCTTCCCCGACGAGCTGCAGAAGCTGCGCCAACAGCGCCAGCCGATCCCTTTGCCTGTGCAAGGCCAACCCAAGCAGTCCGCCCTCGAGCGCTCCCTCGCCGAGATGCGCGAACAGTTCGCAAAGGAGAACGCAGCATGACGCAACCTCTTTTTGCCATAGAGGACGGCGAGCACTCCGAGGTAACGGCGGGCGGATCAACGCTCATGACCAGCCGCGACCTTGGGGAAATCAGTGAAAGTAAATTTGAATTGCGCGCGTCAGAGCTTGGTTGGCTTGTCGCGTCCCCGCGCGGAACTAACCGGGATTTCGATGCTATTGTTATGCGGCGCGGCGGAAGGCCCATAGTCGTGCAAATTAAGCGCAGCAACGTTGTGCAAGGCGCTGATAGCAAAAGCTACGCCATCAATTGCAGTCGTCGAACACTCAAAAGCGGGACGTGCAAGAATGTTTTGTACGATGAAAACGCATTCGACGTTTTAGCCGCGCACTTGCCGGACATTGACAAATGGATGTTTTTCACGCGCTCAGAGTTGGGTTCTAGGCAAAAAACTACCTATTGCCCTCCAGATTTTAGGCAAAACAAGCGCAAAACTCATTACGGAACACACGGCGAGCTTATGTCTGACCGCAACCCCGACAACTGGGAACTCCTCGACCAAGTCGCAGCTATGCATTCGCAAGAATCTGCAGGGGTATCCCAGCAAATGTCCCACCCCATCCTTAATACTCCTTAAATATTTATGAAACCCGCCAAAAGCACCAAAAAGGCGAGCGCCCGCAAAGCGCCGAAAACCAACCTCGAAGTCAACGTCGAATACGTCGAACAAATCGCCGACGAAAGCATCGCCACCATCATGGCCCTGCGCGCCCTCGTCCGCCAACTCGCCACCGAACTCGAGGAGGCCCGCAAATGACCCTGCACAACGGCAAAACCTTAGCCCTCGAATATGAACCCACTGGTCCACTGTTTGGCCGACTCATGCTTGAGGCTCAGTCAATCAACGCAGCGTGCGACCGTTTTCTGGCCAAGCGCGGTCTGATCACCCAGCCATCGTTCCGCAACTCCGACTTCATCTTTGGCCGCGGCAAACGGAGGGCGCGCAAATGAGCGCGATGATCCCTGACCTGGTTGTCGGCTCAGTCGGCTTCGGCTCAAACTTCGCGGACAACACCGCCTCGCTGGAGTCGCAGGTCCGCGAGCTGATCCGCTCCAACAATCGCCTCATCCGCGTCATCAACCGCTGCGTTAAGCCCAGCAACGAAGTCGCCAACGAGGCGCATGACGCCATCGAGGAGGCAACCGCGATCCGATGAGCCTGCCCATGGAACAAGCCCGCGCCTTGGCCCGCGCGCGACAATTCCTCCTCGACTTATGTGTGCCGGGGAAGATCAAGCGCATCCCGCGCGAAGTCCGCCTCACCGCCCGCGCCATCGTCAAGCACTACCCGTGCTCATGGGATCTCGACAGCGTCATCTCCGACGACACCGCCATGGATCACATGCAGTCGCTGGAAAAGGACTACCGCAGGGAGTTTTGGAAAGAATGCGGCCTCGACGAGAGGGAACGCTAATGGCCGGCAAAGGCGACAGCCCCCGGCCGGTCAGCGGCGACCGCTACCGGGCCAACTACGAGGCGATCTTCTCACCGCCCTACCCCGCGTGGATCTGCCGTCCCTGCGGCGAAGCCCACGGCCGCGGCATGCCCCGGGGCCATATCTCCACTTGGCACGAAGACACCTGCGGCATCTGCGGCAAGGTGACTTCCGTCAGCGAACCACGCGATTTCGGCCACCTAAAAAAATGGCCCATCCTCCCAAAAAACCCTTGATTCCCATGCCAACACATGCCAACATTTGCCTACAGCTCACGCCACGACAGAAAGCCGTAAAACGTCATGGCCACTGAGCATCAACCACCACCGCCCAAGGAACACCACATCACACCATGGCTCGAAGAATCATTTCGCTTAGTCGATGCAGCCTGCGACCGCTGGGAACGTCGCCGCGCACAACTCGCCCGCAGGAAGGAAGAAAATGAACGCGCTCATTCTCACCTACCTAGTGCTGATCGTCCTGACATTCATTGTCATAGTCATCTTGGAAAACAATGACGACGGAGGCGCCGCCTAACATGAAACGCACCGTCCCACAAAGCCCCGCCACCGAGCGCACCGTCCTCGGCTCGCTCATGGCCGACCCGAAACTCTGCGATGAGGTCTCCGGTATCCACGCCGACCTTTTTTACACGCCTGCTCACCGCTTCATCTACGAGACTATCGCCGAGGTCCGCGGTGAAGGCGGCACGCCGAACGTCATCGCCGTCACGCAGCGCATCGATGCGCAGCACAAGCTCAACTTTGTCGGCGGCGCCGGCGCCCTCACCGAGATGCTCGGCGACTACGCTGGCGGTAGCGCCGCGGTCGAATATCACGCGCAAACCCTGCGCGACCTCCACGCCCGCCGCCGTATCATCGACGCCTCGGTCGCCATGCAAGCCGCCGCCCAGGACATGGCCACCGATGCCGACAGCGTCCTGCAGCAAGCCGGCGAGAGCGTCCTCAGCCTTTCCCTTACCACCGCCACCGACAGCATGCGCGCCCCGAGCGCCATCGTCCCGGGCCTCCTTGAAGAGCTAGAAGCCCTCATGGCCGGCGGTCGCAAGCTCGGCCTGCAGACCGGCATCCGCGACTTCGACCAAGTCACCGGCGGACTCCGCGGAGGCCAGCTCACCATCATCGCCGGTCGCCCCGCCATGGGTAAGTCCGCGCTCATGCTCAACATGGCCGACAACATGGCCCGCCGCGGAGTTCCGGTCGTTTATTTCTCCCTTGAGATGCCCGCGAACGAACTCGCCGCGCGCGTAGTCCTCGGCCGCGCCGAGACCAACACCGAGATCATTCGGAACGGATTTTTGACCGCATCGATCAAGCACAGGATCTTCGACGCCGCCACGCAATTTTCCACAGAACCCCTCTATGTGGACGATCGTGGCGGCCTCACCCTCTTAGACATCCGCGGCCGCGCCCGCCTCGCTGTCCGCCGCTGGGGCGTCAAAGCGATCTTCGTGGACTACCTCCAGCTCGTCTCACACTCCGGCGCCCAAAGCCGCGAGAACGAAGTCGGATTTGTCAGCCGCGGCCTCAAAGCCATGAGCATGGAGTTAGGCGTGCCAGTAGTCGCCGCCGCTCAGGTAAACCGCCAAGCGGAAAACCGCAGCGACAACCGCCCGAAACTTAGCGACCTCCGCGAATCCGGCAGCATCGAGCAGGACAGCGACATCGTTTGCTTGATCCACCGTCCCGCGTATTACGCCGTGCAAGACGAGGAGCCGGAAGTGCAAGACGCCGAGTTAATCGTGGCCAAGCATCGCGCCGGCCGCACCGGCACGCTCAACCTCACATGGCGTCCCTCGCTCACCCGCTTTGAGGGCACAGCACCCGCAGGACGCACCAGCGACAGCGACGGCTCGGTCTACGCGCCGGCGAAACAACTTTGGGAGGCCATCAATGAATAGCAGAGCCAAAGGCGCCCGCGGAGAGCGCATGTGGCGCGATGAGTTGCGCGAAGCCTTCGGCGACTCCGGTATCCGCCGCGGCCAGCAGTTCAGCGGCCTCGGCGACTCGCCCGATGTCGTCTGCCCGTGCCTGCCGGATTTCCACTTTGAGGTGAAGTTCTGCCAGGTCGTGAAGATTCGCGACTGGATGGCCCAAGCCATCCGCGATGCCAAGGCCAAGCTCTTCCCGGTCGTCGCCCACAAGCGCAACGGCGAGGAGTGGTTCATCACGCTGCGCGCCGCTGACTTCCTC